TCATTGGCTGCTTCAATTGCGTATTCATCTAACCATTCTTTGTCAGGTTCAGTTGCGTGTTGTCGCAATCGCTTCACAATGTCCATCACGCATCAACCAATTCTTCTTCACAGCAGTCTTGATAGAACGCTTGACCCCAAATCTCTGTTGGGTGGTAACCCAACTTCACACACCATTCATCAGCGTTGTAGATGTCTATTCCAAAGCGTGACCACTTTGAAATCAGGTTGGTGTTGATAGCACCATGCCGATTGTCTCTGATGAGTCTTGCTACAAATACTTCACCATCAAGTCTGATGCGTTTGTTGTCGCTTTTGGGTCTGAAGCGTTTGCGTTGGTCTGCTGCTGCTTCTTTGCAGATGTCGCATCTGCATTGTCGATAGCGATACATACTGATTCCATGTTCAGTGATTTGTTTGATTGGTTGTCCCATTGTTGGTTTCCTTTGGTGTTGGGTGGTTGGGGCATACACACTGCCACAGCAGTTGGTCGCAGTGTGCGCATCTGGTCATATTGGTTGTGCTTCTACTTCTTCGTGATAGCCATTCAGGTCATCATGAACTTGTTGCATTGCTTGATTGGCTCTGCGTATGCGCTCTTGAAGCGTGGTCACAGCGTTCACTGCTTGATTGCGTTCATCAATAAAGCCTTGAATGAATCGTTGAATCTTGATTGCTTCTTCTAATGTCATGCGCTCTGGTATGTCATAGGTACGTACCATGATTGCGCCAGCAGGTTTTGTGTAGTCCTGCACTACAAGGTTGATTGTGATATTCATTCTTATTCTTCCCATATTGATTGCGCATTAGCAATTTCAATCTTGCGCAATGTTTGTTCTGCTGATTCAAAAGACATGAAGCCTGTTGCAATACAAGCAAGTTTTATAATCTCTATCGGTTCATCATCTTCTGTAAATATCAGTTTTGGTTCATTCCTGAAGTCAATGCGCTGAATAGCCATGCCTATCTGCTGTGTTTCTGTACGCAGTTGGCGTTCTAATATCTCGCGCCAAATGTAATCACGCAAAGAATGGTATTGCTCTTTGCTGATATCCATTGTCACTGCGTATTGGCGCAGCAGGTGTTCTGATGTTCTGTTGTTCATTGGTCTTTCAGCCAATCTTCTAGTTGGTCAATACCGTTGGGTTGAATGTTGGTGATTTCCCACCCACAGACAATCCCTGAGAACGCATCAAAAGTTGTCAGCCTGCTGATGACACCTGCGTATCGGCAAGCGCGCCAGCACAGATATGCAAAGTCTGCTGCTGTTGGGTCTGCCATTGCTGACAGTGTTTTGCCTGACCAGCGTTCCCAATCCATACAGACTTTGAGTGTGATTGGCACAGTCCATAAGTCATTGTTGATGGTGGTGACTTGTGCGTGTATTGCCATCAGCGTTGTTGTTTCAATCGTGCGATTTCATCTCGCAGTTGATGGTTCTGTTGGTGCAGGTCACGCACGCGCTGTCGATTGTGTTCTGTTTCAATCATGTGTTGTTTCAAGGCTTCCCATATAAAGCCACCAAGAATGATGGTGAGCAACGGAAGCATGAAGAACAACCAGAACGCTGTGTCAAGGCTCATGGTCACTTCTTTCTGTTCTTGATGATTGTGACGCGCTGTTGGCAAGCACCTGTGCTTCTTCCAAGGGTCAGTGCAATGTATGACCACTTGTGCTTGTTCTTGACCATGCGCATCAGTTCAGCGTCATCTTTCTTTGTCCAAGGCTTGTTGCGTTTGATTGCGTTGCTTGGTGTGCGTGTCTGCTTCTTTCCAGTGGTGACAATCTTGCTGGTCACTTTGGTTGGTGTGGTGCTTGTGACTTGATTGATGACTGGTGCTGATTTGTTGATGAGTGCAGAAGCAATCATTGATGCTGTTCGATTGATGTTGTCTTGTTCAGCCTTTGGCAGTTCATCAAACCAGTGTGATTCCCACAATGCTAGTGGTGCGTTCATGGCTTTCTTCATTGTCACTGTTGACCTGCGCAAACCTTCTGTTTCTGCGCGCAGCATTTTCAGTGCTAGGTCTAGTGCGCTGATTTCTTTGCGCAGTTGGCTGGCTGTTTTGTTTCTCATGTTCTGTCCTGTTCTGTTATTGGTTGATGAGATTTGATATCAGTTGCTGTTGCGCAGGTGTTTGACCTGCTTCTTGATTGCTTTGATGATTGGTGCTTCCATGTCGCTGCCTAAGTCAAAACCAAACGATTCAACTTTGTCTAGGAATGCGTACCAGTCAATGCGTTCTTCATCTGACCACCAGCCTTCCCAGACAAGTTCAACAATGTCTGCAAGTGCTGGTGTCATCTCTGTGACTTTGATGTAGTTGGTTTCCATATCAGGAATCGTATCACAGGTGCTGATGTGGTTGGCGCATGGCTTCTTCATCACTTGCTGACTTTCTTGCTGATGATGCGTTGTGCTGTGCAGCCCCAATCAACAATCATGTCAAATCGGTCTGTGTGCATCATGTGTGCTGATTCTTCTGCTTGTTCCATGCGTGGTGTCACCACTGCGCTGAACTTGTCAATGATGCGTTCTGGCATCATTGGCATCAGTGTTTCAGCAAGACGCATCATCTGATATTGGGTCTTGTAGTTGATTGATGTTGGCTTGTTGGTTTTCATTGGTTTGGTTTCCTTTGTTAGTTGATGGGTGTGTCAGAACTGTTCTTCTGGTGTGCCATAGTCGCGCACATTTTGACAGTGACAGCACCAATCAATGCTGTGCTTCTGCCATGATGCAAGACGCTTCTTGTTGGTGTCCTGCACAACACCTGTGCCGACAATCTCGCCATCAGCAAAGTGTGTGCAGTAGATAGCCCACTTGCCACCGTCATCAGGGCAATCGGCAAGTTCAACTTTTGATGTGATGTGGGTGTAGGTGGTTTCCATACCTGCGACTGTATCACAGGTGCTGATGGTTTGTGAAGTCATTGCATTGCCCACCTGACAACAGCACACACAGCCACCTGTGCAGCGCGCTTGGTCTTGAAGATGCGCACCTGCCCATCACGCAGGTCAGTGACCTGCCAGCCCTGCGCCACGCGCGTGATTGGAAACTGTGACAGGTCTTTGGTGTCAAGAATCAGTTGGTTGATTGGGGTGTGTGGCTTGCGCATCAGCCCATTTCGCTTTCTGTGCAGTGTTCCTGTTCGCTGACCAGCACACCATTGACTTCAGTTGCGCCTGCGTAGCAGTAGCCCTGATTATCTGTCTTGCCAATCCAGCAGTATTCAGCATCTGCTGGTGCTTTCTTCAGCATCTGCCCACAATGAACGCATTGATTCTTCTTCATTGTGCAGCCTTCATTCTTCCTGTTCCACTGAGTGACCAGCCAGACTTGTATGCACCACCACTGGTTGAAGCGTTGCTAATCAGGTGATGACGCACATAGCCAAACTTTGAAAGTGATTCAAGAACCTTGTGTGCTGCAAGTGTGTTGGTGTTTGCGTATTCAGCAATTGTGCGTGTGTCGATTTTGACAAGCAGACGATTGTTGCAAGCAGTGTAAAGCGCACGCAGCACCTTGATTTGTGCTTCTGTCAAGATGCGTTGGTTTCTGTTGGTTTCCATACAGACATTATAAGCACATCTGATGACCCACCATGCGCATTTGGGGCAGATTTTTTTCCAGCCCCTACAAGGCTTGCTGATAGGGCTTGGGCTAGTCCAGCCCCTGCCAGCCCCTAGAAACGCGCACAGGGCTTCCTGTGCGCTCTGACAGGCTGTCAGGCTTCCCCATAGAAGGCTTCCAAGGCTGGCGCAATCACTTCAGCCCACACAGACAGACGCACCATCACCAGACCATCAGACCAGCCATCAGGCATCAAGACTGCTCTGGTGGGTTTGTGTCTGCCACCAAAATCGGGATTGTTTGACAGCACTTGCTGTTCAATTCGCAACCACGCTGTCACAGCAGGCTGTATCTGTTTTCCTGCTTTGACTTCATTGGCGAACATTGATTGCCAGCGTTCTTCATTGCCATCACCAAACTTGTGTGATGGTGCAACACCAAGTTGCTTGCGTGCTGTGCGCTGCTTTGAAAGACCCTTGCGCCGATTGCGCGCACCCCTGCAACGATTACATACACAACCACGCACATGACGCTGATTGGTGATGTTGCCAAACAAGCCACACCCACATGGGCAGTCACCTTTTCTGGCTGGTTGTTCTTCTGCTGTCACATGGCTGATGGTATCAGTCAGTGTTGCGTAGTTCTTTCACAATCGCTTCAACAGTGCTGTCACGCACCCTGCCCATTTCGATACCAATGATGATTGCTTGCAGTAATCGTTCCATGTCATCTTTGCGTTTGCCTGCTTTGGTTTGTGCAGGTGTGTCAATGCGTTCATGTGGTTTGTATCGGTCACGATATGCAGCATGAACATAAACCTGACATTTGTTTCTGCGTTCAAAAGTCAAGAACACCAAACCTGCTTTGTGCAGTGTTGAAAGCGCACCTGATGATTGTCCATGATGCAGATTCAGATTCTTGCCTACCTGCTGATAGGTCAGCCCGATTGGGTGTTCATACAGAAGTTTCAGCACTGCTGATGCTCTTGCTTTGGCTGTTCCTGAATCGGCTTCAGTCTGTGCGCGTTCTGTGCTGGCTGGCTGGTCAACATGACCTGCTGTTCCGTTGTATGGCAGTGCATCATCATCAGTAATGCTGAACAGGTCTGGCTGGTCACTCATGCTGTGACCTGCTGTGCTGCGAATGCTTGCAGAACCTTCAACAGTTGTTCTGCGTTGTCCAAGTTCACTTCAATCTTGAATGTGGTGTCCATTGTCCCAAAGTTGTGTTGCAGATTGTCCACGCCACAAGCCTTCAATGCTTGTTTCAGTTCAGGCTTGATGTCATTCATCAGTTCTTGTTGTTGCTTGCGCTTCTCGCTGGCTGCTGCTTTGCGTTCTGCTTTTGCAATCTGCAACGCTTTGAAAGCCTGTGGTGATGATGAATTGGTAGCAATGATGTTGCGCAGTGGCTGCTTGCGCACATTGTCACTGATGTGCAGTTCCATTGTTGATGCTGAACACCAGACATCTTTGACTAGCGCAACAGTGACAGGTGCTGTGTATGCGTTCTTCTTGACCTGCTCAAATCCCACAATGATGAAGTTGCGCACTGCGTACTTGACATTCTCTGTGAATATTGCTTCTGGTGTGGCTGTGATGATTGTTTCAATTTCTGACTTTTTCATGGCTTGGTTTCCTTTGTTGATTGTTGTTGGTTATTGGTTGTTCTTTAGTGCTGCGATTACAGCAAAGTATTCAGGGCAATCTGTTTCATCTTGCCAATCCCACTCTGGTGCAGCAATGTCAAGAACTCTTGTCAATGCTTCAGCCATTTCTGCTGCTGCGCTTTTCTTGGTCTTGAATGGACAAGTAGGGATACGCAGAATGTCAGCAGGCAATCCAAGTGATGTGAACCATTCAGATGCTTCAACGCCATTGATGCGCACAATGCTGATGTGCCAATCATGCTGAACATTGGATTGGTTGTATTTGGCTACAACTGCTGGTGCGAAATGGTTTTCGCGTTGGGTCTTGACGCATTCAACAGTGATTGCGTTGGTGGCTAGTTGGCTGTGGTTGATTTCCATACCTGAGAGATTAGCACCTGTTATCAGCAGTAGTGCAACATTACCTAGAACCCTTATGGCGTAAGGGTTTCAGCCCTGCCGACACAGGGAAACTGCGCCATCTCTCCCTGCCCCTAGTCCCACCAAAACACCTGACAGACCCATCAGGATTCCAGCCCCTGAACACAAACACACCACGCTGATTAGCAACCTTGAACAAGTCGCCATCAGCGAATGATTGGTGTGCCATCTGCGTTGATTTCAATTTCAATTTCATTCTTCTTCAAACGCAGCAACGCATCAATGATTGTTTTTGCTTGTGGCACTGTTGCGTCATCAATGCGCACTTTGAATGAATCAATCACAAGTTGTTCATCAACTTCACATTGTTCAAGAAGTGAGCGCATCAGGTTTGCTTGTGCGTCACTGCGCAATGGTGATTTGCGTTGTTGATTAGTGTTGTTGTTTGTTTGTGCTGCGCGTGTGGTGCGCACTGTTTCTTCTTTGCGTTCTTGTGCAGTGACTGGTGAGCGTTCATAGGTATCTGAATCAGGGTCTGCGTCATCTGTTGGCAGGCACAATGTCTGCAACAACGCTGTGCGATAGGCAACACTCATTGCTTTGGCTGTTGCTTTATCGCCACTATCCATTGATTCTGCACTTACAGTTGCAGCCACTGATGTTCCATCTGTTGCGTGGAATGTGTATGTCACCATCACACGCGCATGACCCATCACTGTTCTGTTCTGCCCAACCTGCACAGATTCATATTCACTACTGATGACTGATGGTGTGCAGAAGATGCCATGCTTCCTGAACGCTGGTGATACAGCATTGATGACTGAATCAATGCCCCTGAAATTGAAGTTCTGATGTGTGTTGCGTTCATTCTTGCGAACAGCACCAACTTCTTTCATCACTTCATTCAATGCTTTGAATATCTCAGACATCAGATTGCACCCTTTACTGTGCGCAACACTCTGAATGATGACGCTTTCTGATACTGCTTCAACAGGTCAGGGTGCGCTTCACCAAATGCTTTGCTGTCAAAGCGTGTCGTGTTCTGTGATTTGAATGTGACAACCTTGTGACCATCAATCGTGCCTGCGTCATGGTTGCGCAGCAGATTGGCAAGCGCGTCTTTCAGGTCTTGTTCTTCTTTCTCATAATGCTTCAGCATTTCTTTTGCTGATTGCCAGCGTTGTAATAGTTCCAGCCCTGCTGCGCCTAGTTCAATCTCACCTGCATCTGGTTGTGGGTGCAGTGCTGTGACCTGTTCTGCTGTCAATGGGCTGTCATCAGGCAAGGATTCATTGTCAATCGCTGTGCAGAACGCTTCAACCTGTTGAACCATGATTGCAATGTCATCATCATTGCGTTCAATGTCAAACATGGTGATGCGCAGTTGACGGTCAAGAACAATGAATGTGACTGTAATGCAGCCTGTGCAGAACATCTGTGCTTGTGCTTGCCAATACCATTCAGGTAGTGGTGCGTCACCCTGAATCCAGCCTGTGGTGGTTTTGGCTTCAAACAATCGTGATGCCTGATTAGTGACACCATCAAGTGTGCTGATGATTCTTCCGTTCAAATACATTTCTGCTGGCGTGATTATTGTGCAACCAAGTTCTGCGCTGGCGTAGTCAAGCAACCCTTGTTCCAGAAAGATGCCACGCTTCATTGCGTCATTCTTGTCACGCACCTGTGGTGGCTGCAATTTCTCTATTGCTAGGTCTGTGATGGTTTTGTATGGGTTCACACCCATGATTGCTGACACTTCTGAAGCACCAACGATTGTTTGTCCGTCATGCTTGTGTCGTGTTTGTAGCCATTCAAGGCTTCCATGTTCTGGTTTCTGAATTGTTTTCATGCTGGCAGTTTGTCAGATGGGTGCGTCACCAATGTGAGAACTGTTGCTGATAAATGACAATGCCTGCATGGTTCTCACATGGGAACGCACACAGGCACTATCTTGGTGAATCCTTGTGGGGAACAGGAAGTCAAGCCAGTGTTCATTGTATCGCTGGCAGTTGTAACAGATGTCAACGATAGGAAGAACAATTGAGACGCATCACAGCAGATAACTACTTCAGCATCATTCCTGAATGGGTCTTGTATTCAGACATAACAGCAACTGCTGTTCGACTGTATGCAACACTGCAACGCTACGCAGACAAAGAAACAGGTGAATGTCACCCATCACGCGCGACACTTGCAGCGAAATGCAATTGCGCTGTGAAGTCGATTGATAGAGCATTGGCAGAACTGATTGAGATTGGTGCTGTGAAGAAGCGTCAGCGTGTCAGTGCAAATGGTGACCTGACCAGCAATCACTATCAGGTGATAACTGTTGCGCAGGTAGCGTCAGAATTGTCCCTACCTAGCGACAAAATCGACACTAGGGGTAGGGACAAAAACGACATAGAAACCATAGTCAGTGTGAAACAAAGTCAAGAACCCACTGCTGCGCAGTCGATTGCTGATGAATGGTGGAACGCATACAAACAGCGCACAGGTGGAAAGACCCCAACAGGCAAGGGTGCGTGGCATTCACTGCTGGCAATCATCAATGGTGCGTTGAAGGCTGGCTGGACTGAACAGCAGGTCACAACAGCGTTGATGCAGTTGAGTGTGCCTAGTTCGACAATGCTTGATGTGCAGTTGAACAAGTTGATTGTGAATCAGCCTGCAATGGTGAAACGCACCATGCCAGATGTGATTGGTGATGTTGATTGCGTGGTGTGTGGTGGTGCTGGTTTCATTGTGGACTTTGACAATGTTGAACAGCAACACAAATCACGCTGGTGTGAATGTCGAACAGAAACACAAAAGCCCCACCACTAAGGGTGGGGCTGATGCGTTGTTGTTGATTAGTAGTTGGCGTGAATGATGCAGTTGTCAAGAAAGAAACGCTTTGCTGCGTTGATTGCTTCAACCAATGATGCTTGCTTGTAGTGCAACTTCATGCCATTGACAGTGACTGTGAATCCTGACTTCTTTGTGCCTGTAATGCGCGCAATCTTGTTGCGTGAAACTTGATTGCCATTGTCATCTGTGATGATGCAGGCAACTTCATAGATGCTTGGTGATGCGCCATATGAGCCTGAGAAGTTGATATTGCTGGTCTTGGTGATTTCTTCCATGTACCCATTATAAGCACACCTGATACCCCATCACACGCATTGTGGGCATATTTCTTTTGACCCTGCCAAATCCCTGCCCCACAAGGGTTTCAGACAGGTGACACGGAAATGGCACAGGGTCTGTCTAGGGTAGAACCTGAACCTGTCCCCTACTCAACCACCACAGGTGGTCATACACAATCTGCCAGCGCACCACCAGCAACGCTGTATGGGCTTCAGACACGCGCAACGCACAGATGGGTACATAGACAGCCAGCAACCCTGAAACACCCATTCTGCGTGGCAGGAAAGGTACACACCATGACACGCACAATCCGATTCATCATTGTCGCATTCATCATTCAACTTCTACTTCTCACTATCTCCCTGCGTGACGCAGACGCAGCACCCATCAAAGGGTTGCCATGCCCTGAATGGCATGACGCACTGCGCAAGGCTGGTCTGCCTGTCAGGGTTCTAGCCCCGATTATGTGGCGTGAATCCAGATGTCAGCCACGCGCGATTGGCTGGAACTATCACAAGAACAAATCGCACAGGGATTGCAAACTTTCACCAGCGCACACATATCGCAGATGCGCTGCTGTGAAGTCATACGACATTGGGTTGTTGCAAATCAATTCAAGTTGGCGCACTGTCACCAAAGCAATCTGCAAATCATCAGACATTCTTATCTTGCAGAAGCCTTCATGCAATATCGCAGTTGCTGCGT